TCCTTCTAACTGTTCTGTTCTTAATTTCATAAAATATTTTGTGCTATTACCATCATACTTAACCAAATCCACAAGGTGTTAAAACCTACCAATGTGGGTAATAGTTTTTTGTTACTTGCCCATATCAAAGTCATTGAAGTTATCAACGACAAGATATATAGTTGCCAAATATTCACACCAAAGATTAATGCTGGAACAATAATAATTGCTTTAGTAAACCAACTTAATGCTTCTATTATATTATAGTCTGTCCAATATTCTTTAGTAAACCACATTCTATAGCAACTAAAGATTTCTTTCCAACCACTGTGAGTGTAAACAATTGATATCAGTATTATACTTATACCTAACGCAAAAGTCAATTGTTCAAAGGTCATATTTTTTTCCAGGCACTCAGACGGGTCTTGGCACTTAAACCAAAGTGTGTATTCTCATTTATAATTTTCTGAATCTCTACTTTGCTCATGCCGGACAGTATCATATCATTAATGTCTTTACAATTATTGTGGTCATTCCAAATCATAATTTTAAAACCATCATCAATTCTTTTTCTCATAAGATTTATAATCTCTTTACTTCTCGGTTCGTTATCAAACACGAAAACTAAATCTTCAGCACCAATTCTATCAATCGTTTTTTGGTCGACAACTGAACCTGCCATTGCGACAGCATTGTCTAAGAACAAACTATCAAGTGGACCTTCTGTTATGTATACAGTTTTTGTTCGGTCGATTTGTTCTAAACCAAAAATCTTAGGTGCGTTTTCATCTACCTTTATAGTTATATATCTCAGTTCAGACTTTCCGAACGCACGACCTTGAAATGCGATTAGATTACCGTCAACATCTAAGAACGGTATGATTAAACGAGGTTCATCGTGACCAGTTTTAAATTCTTTAAACTGACTAGCAAACTCATAAAACTTTGGTGCGTAATAAAGTCTGTAATGTTGGTCTGTTGGTATCTGTCGGTTCTCTACCCATTTCTTAGCAGGGTGGTCGTGTCGGAGTTGTGATATTCTTTTAAGACCTTTGAGTTCTTTCTTCTCTACTTTTGGTTTAGGTTTGAAGTATGTATTAGTAACACCAGTGTTTGCTTGTTTACCACCTTTAAACTTTTCTAACACATATTCTTTGTGAAGTTGTGGGTTTACATATTTGACTAGATTAGATAGATTCGCACCTTGCCCACAGTTATGACATTTGTAGATATACGACCCTTCTTTCTGAAAGACATAACCTCTTGCTTTGGTCTTATCTTTTTGTGAATCTCCACAGTAAGGGCATCTGAAGTTCCAGAGGTTGTCGTTTTTTCGTTTGAAATGCTCCAGTTGACCACTAAGAAGGTTTATGTATTTTGTATCGATATAATCTAAACTCATTGAGTTATTATATATTATATCGGTCAAAAAGTCAAATTAACTAAAAAACTTCCTTATGTTGTCTATTTCTAAGATAAGAAAACCGATTGAGAAACCACCACCAATAACTATCCACTTCATACTCTCTAATGCGGTTAGTCTTTTATTGATACTCTGTAAAGCATTCTCTTCAGAAGATGTATGTTGTTTTACATTCTTCTTTAGGTCTGCTATTTCTTCGATAATCTTTTCGTTACTCTCAGTGATTCTCTTGTGAAGAACCATTATTTTTTCGTCTGTTTCCAATCTCCTCTCCTCTATAAGATTGAATAAGTCATGAAAATCGTCGTGTTCTATTTTCTTTCTAGGCATTATGGATTCCTATTGTCGATTAGAATCAAATCAAATACTGCGGTTACACGGGAATTATTAGAACGGACTTGTGCTCTTACATCTATATCAGAATTAGCAGCAATTGCAAAAGGTGTAGCAAATTCATATTCATATGCACCACCAGCACCTGCTACTTCAAATATATGTGCTATACGAAAGTTTTCTTGACCATCATATCTCACCATCATTCTACCAGTGGCATCACCACCAGACTGAATAGACATTTTTCCTTTTTTAATGTAAGCAGTATGTTCGTTAGGAACCGAATAAACTGCCATAAGAGTTTGTCCCTCATTAACATTTATTCTTGCGACTGGTGCATTAGCACCATTAAAGATAGTAATCTTACCAAGATTAGTTTGAGCAGAACCATCTATGAAGTATGCTCTATTTACTCTTTTAAATGTATTAGTGGTAGATATACCAGTTTGAGCAGATAAAGATACCGTTTCAGTTTGTAAATCTTTATTTGCGTCTAATCCTTCAATAACTAAACTATGTCCACCACCAACATCACCTGCGTTTGAACACACAATAGAAAGGTTGTTTGCTGTATCTAAAGCAGTCCAATTATAATATGAGTCGTTGATATCCCAGACACTTCCTTGAGTATTGATACTCATAGAAGGAGTAGAACCAAACTTATGGACAGCAGTGGTTTTATTGACTAAACCTCTGGCAATGTTTATTCCTTCGTCGTCAAGATATCTACGCATCTTACAATCCTAGTTGCTTAAGAAAGTCTTTCTTTTCTTTAATCTTTTTGCGTTTAGCAGATGACTCCATGTATCTTCTTAGAAACTCTTTGACTTGTTTCTTACGAGCATCAAGTTTCCAATGGACTGGGTCATCACCAGTTCCAGCAACTGCTGCACCAGTAGCATTCGCAGGAGCATCTTCTTTTAACAACTCGTTTAATTTTTTAGTTGTTGTATCATCCATTTCTTTCATCTCCGCAAGTAAACCTTCTATTAATTCTTCTTCTGTATACTCTTTCTCGTTATGTTCTTTCATCAAAAATGCCGCAGCAGCAAATGATGATAAACGAGAAGAAGTTCCAGGAATCTTCTCAAGCAGTCTTTTAAGGTTATAGACTAAACGGTCATAATAACCTACTGCTTTCTTTTCTTCAGAAGTTTCTGCCTTCTTTAGTTTCTTACCGTTCTCATCGATAAGACCTAACTTGAATGCTTCAGTTTCCTTCCAAGGCGTAGTCAGTCTCTTTACAAACTGATAGACCATAAACAAGTCCATTACACCTTTTGCCATTAAATTCTCCTTAACCTTTTAACTATACCAGAATCAATTGATATCTGGTCATCTACAATTCTTTTACCTTTTACTAAACCAATCTCTGTCGGCCAGTAGTTTAAAAACATCAAAAAAGGTTTTAGATAATCTAAGTAACCATCTAATTTGAGGAAGAGTATTCTTGTCATTCCTCTTGTTTCAAACATATTGTATAATATCATTAGGTGATTAAGAATCAATCGTTCTTTTAAATCACCAGACTCTCTATATTTCTTAAAGAGTCTTTTAATATATCTAATCCTTTTCAAGTCATCGTGAAATTCAAGTAAATCCGTGCAGTGTGGATTCTCATAACATTTCATCGCAAATAACTGAAAATTCTCTTCTGTGAGATTTTCAACCATAATATTATATATTAACTAAAAACTGATAAAGCAGCCCTTTTAATTGTGCCACTCGCAGTAGCAACATAAATGTAATTTTCGTCAAACCAAATACTACCAACACCATAACCTTCCGAAGAAGCATTGTTTGATGATGGAGTATCGGATGTCATTCTTAGATTACCACTGAATGTGGTATTGGCACTTACTGTAGATTTACTACCACTGAATGTGGTATTGGCAGTAAAAGTAACCGGCGATTTGTGTGTTGTAGTAACTGCTACATTACCAAATAGATTACCTACGGTAACCTTACGAGAAGTAGCAGTGCCTGCAGGGTCGTTGACGACTAAGAATAAATCATCGGTCGTCAAGTTAGTAATCGCATCCAATGCAGAAACTTTTTTATCTGCCATAATCTATACCTCTTTTAATTACTCTGGTAATTGTGTATCGTCAGCGCCGTCGCCAGAAATACCACCAGCAACTAGAGTTTCATAGAATACTCTACCCGCACGACCACCAGTGCCTTCAGTTCTTATCTGCCAGCCTGAGTGAGTAACATTATCTGCTTCGGTAGATGCTGTATTTGCGTATGTTAATTCTTCCGCAGAAACACCAAACACACCAACTTTAGCGTCTGTGATTACAGCATCTTCAGTTACATTAAGATACAATTCAGATTGGTTCTTAGTAACATTCAGAGTTGTATTCGCATATGATGGTGAACCCGCAGCATTATCTGTAGCTGTCCATTGTGCCATTTTGTTCTCCTTTGTTTATCTTTATTTATTTCTTCATTGCCATCTTTGTAGCAGTCGCATACATAACATCGTCAGCACGGTCACCATACTTTTTAACGAAGTCTGCTTTCTTCTTCTTCAAAGATTTAACAATTTCTTCTCTTTTCTTCTCTTGGTCTGGTGTCATTTCACTTTCATCAAGAGTAGGGTTTGTATCGATAGACTCAGCATCTCCAGAAACTTCAGCATCATCTTTAGGTGCGTCTTGTTTCTTAGTGTCTTTCTTTTTCTTCTTAGGTTTCTCTTCACCCTCGTCGTCTTCGTCATCTCCAGAAGGAGTTTCGTCTGCTTTGTCTACATCTTCTTTAGCAATCTTCTTCTCTTCTTCTTTCTCTTTGTCGATTGCTTTACCGATTGCTTTTCTCTTATTCTTTATATACTTATCTGAATCGTCTGAATCACCATCGTTATCAACATCACCGTCTTCAGCGCCGACTGGGTCAAGACCATCACCGTCATCTTCTTTATCTGTAACGGGTGCTTTCTTGTCGTCATTTTTCTTTTTCTTAGGTGCTTCTTCTTTCTCGATTTTACCTAAGACACCTTTGACCTCTGCTTCATCAACTTTCTTGCCTTCAGTCACATCGATGATACTCTGAAAGAGTGGGTCGTTTTCTAATAAGTCTTTAAAACTTGGCATTATATGCTCCTAATTGTATCTTGTTTCTTTATCTAAAACCTTTCTCATTTCAGAAGGTTTAACTCCAGCAAGGTCAGCAGCTAAGTCTCTTAGGTATTTGTCGATATCACCTATTATATGACCTTTACTTCTAGCAAAACCTCTTTTCTTTAACCAACTATCTTTACCCTCTTTTTCTATTTCTCTTTTTAAAAGATGGTATTGTTTAATTGCTTCTTTATATTTCTCTTTATGGTTCATTCTATTTATATCATGCTTAACCTTCTTAGGTAATAAGTCTTTGAACCACTGAACAACATCTGTTGCCATTTTCTCTTGTAAGTCAACATGCTCCTTAAAGGATATCATTTCTTCGACCCAAACTTCTTACGAATATCATCCATCATTTTATCTTCTTCTTTATTAGATAATGGTTTATCCGTAGAGAATACTACATTTCTTTTACCTTTAGAGTCTGTATAACCAATCTCAGTGCTTTTACCAACTCTTGATGCGAAAGGAATGATACCACCTTTAGATGACTTAGCAACACTCGCACCCATTTTCTTACTGAGGTCGTTTACTGCTTTAATCCAATCTTTGTTAAGTGCTTCATCTAGTTCAGAATCTTCTTTTCTAAAACCTTTTTTCAACTTGTCCATGAAAGTAGGATTCTTCTTTCTTTTTGCTGCTCTTAACTTTTTTAATCTTTCATCATTAGCATCACGAACACGGTCGATATGTTTTCTAGTGCCTTTACTTAATGGAGAAATTACTTCTTTAAATGATTTCATATTAACCCTCAGTAATCTTGTTTCTCTTAGCAAAAGCAATTGCTTCTTTAATTGAATCAAAACCGATGTGAGTGTAGTCTTGAGTCTTACGAACCATTCCAGCAGGTTGATAGTTTCTATTAGGGTGAATAGACTCGTGTCTGAAACCAAATACAAATTGGTCATCTTTCTTACTACCCATAGCAATGACTCTTCCTTCATATGCTACAAACAACATAGGGTCGTTCTCATTACCTTTAGCATAAGATTCATACTTGTCATCTCTACCTAAAACTACTCTTTCTACTTCTTCAGCACGATATCTTGGGTCTCTCTTCTTCTCAGCAGCCTTAGCAGCACTGTATCCAGCAGACCAATCTTTAGCATCGTCTGAACCTTCAGGATATGGGTTTTGGTCTGGTTTTCTACCAAACTTATATGATAGGTGACCTTTCTTACGAGCATCTGTTGCTTCGTCTAGTTCAACCTCTTCTTTGTTGTATCTTTCTTGTGATTCGATTGCTTTAATACCGTGTTGAACAGCAGCCTGTTTATCTTTAACATCGAATGCTTTTAATGAAACAGAAATCTTTTCACCAGATTGACTAAAACCAACCATAATTTTTGATTTACCTTTTCTTACAATAAAGTTACCTTTATCTGATTTGGTAGTAGTTCCTTTAACTTTCTGTGCTATCATTTTAGCAACCGTAGCAACTTGATTCTTATTGATTGCTTCGTCTAACTCGTCGTAATGTAAACCTTCGTTACCGTTCTGACCGATGATATCCATTCTTTCTTCATCCCACTCAACTGATTCATAAGCAGGGTTAACAGAAAGAAGTCCTTTTTGTGACTTAGGAACTTTCAATGTTTTCATAGCAAGTTGTTGCGCACCCCAAGAGTCTTTTGCTTGGTCTAGTTTAATCTCAAGTTTCTTACCTTTGAAGTTAGCAATCCAACCAGCAAGTTTCTTTTCTTCTAACTCTTCTTCTTCTCTTAATGAAGAATCGTTCTTCAGACCTGCTTTAAGTCTTTGCTTATTAATCTGTTTAATCATATCCTTTTGTTTAGGACTTCCTGGAACCATTTTCATTGCCTGACTATACATCTTCATCAACTTAATAAATTCAGGGTCTTTATCTTTCAATTCAGATAGTTCATAACTTTCGTTAGTAAGTTTGATAAGATAAGCAATTTCAGATTCTTTAGATAGACCACGAGCAATCTTTTCGATTTCTTTTACAATCTTAGTCATATTACCACCCTTCCATTTAGGGTTGTCAATAATCTTGATTGCTTTTTCTTTTTGTGATTTAGTGAATTTAGACCTTGCTTCACCTAAGTTTGATTCGTGGTAACCAGTTCCATCACAGTGATTACATTCTTTACCGTCTACTTCACCAGAACCTTTACATTGAGGGCATTCTAGTTTTTCTTCAGATAAGTCGTCTGCCTCTTCATCTGTGTAAGGCATAGTTGATTCGTGTTTACCCATAGCAGAATGTAGTGATTCAATTTCACCGTGTGCCTTAGATAATTTGTTTTGAAACCATTCAGGAAAGTCTTCACCTTTCTTTACATAGTTCATTAACTCTTTAGCAGCATACTCGATAAATTCGATTTGCTTGACTGCCATAGACTCTTCGTCTTTTGAAGCAGGTTCCTCGTTAATAACTTGTTCAATAAGTTCTTTGTTCTCTACTACATCATCTAAATTTTCGTTGTAAAGATTCCTAATCGTATTAATTAAGTTCATTTCTACACCTTAAAGTTTTTATTTACTAATCTATTTATAAAATTTTTAAGGTAAGCATAACCTTGTGGTATCATTGCCCACATAACGGTCATTCTCACTCTCATCAATAACCACCAACTATCATTGGGGTTTTGTTTTTTCATCCACGGAAAGATAAAATTAGTTTTCATATATTTCTAAAATTAAACTATCATCACCTTTAATTAATCGATGATATGTTTCTCTTTTAATAATATATAGTTTATCCTCTACGAGTTCTATCGGCAACTCGTTATCGAATTGTAAATGCCACCCAGTCCCTCCCTTCACTCGAATTATTCTATCTCTTTTATCTCTGTGCCAGATAAGTTCAGACTCATCAACAGAAGAGTCAAACTCTCTTAAGAAATAATTCTTAAAGTGAATATCGTTGTAGGGATTACCAGTAGAAGTTTCCACCACCACTCAGTCCTAATTGTTTTGCGTATCGAGGTAAGTTACATGCCCAGTAAGCAGCAGATGTTCTATCTTTCTGTTGAGCACATTTATGACGAGCAGCAAAAGACTTTCTTGCTTCTTTGTCATTAAGTTTAACTTTAAGTCCAGTTGTATCACCCCAAGTCACTTTCTTTACATTACCAGTTGATGGATCCTTTACATACACATAGTATTTCTTTGGACCACCTGCTTTAGGTTTATTTAACTCGACATCTTTTTCTTCCTCTAACATAGGACAATCAAGTGGAATTATCTCTCCCTCAAATTCTGCGAATAGACCTAAATCACCTTCCATGAGTTCTTTATCAAAACCTTTGACTTCTAACTCACCACTTTCGTATAGGTCTCTCATTTGATTAAACCAATCAAAATATTTTTCAGAACCGACTCTGAATATATTTTGTTCGATTAAATTGTGTTGAATGTTTAGACTCTCTCTTACACTCTTAATCTTTTTTGCTCTTTCTTTTTTAGAAATAGCAATGGCTGCTTGTTGAGCAGGTGACACTGCTTCTTTATGGAGTTCTACAGCAGTTTCTTGAATAACTTTATCCATATCTTCAACCGATACCGATTCTCTTTGACTCCAATCAAAAGGTTCATATCTTGGTTTGTCACCCTCTATCTTTTTCTGTTGTTGGTAACTCATCTTAAACCAAGTTCCGTCTTTCAATGCTTTTGCTTTTTCTTTAGTCCACATTGTTTGAATTGGTTCTTTTTGTTTGGTCATCGATGCTATACTTTTAGACATTGCTACAGCATGTTTTCTAAATTCTTTTTTGTCTTGTTTTATAGCAGCATCTATCATACCTTGTTGTGCTTTTCTCTGTGCTGCTCGACCACGATTTCTTCCAGCAGCCGAACCGCCTCTCGATGCTACTGCTTTATTCTTGAAACCTTTTTCACCAGAATATCCAGCACCACCAAAGTTATCATCACTTGGTTTTCTTGCTTCGATTAGTTCTTTGAAACTACGCATACTTGATTACCTTGTTACTAGACTTAAAGTCTTTCTTTCTCATTATAGTCTTATTTATGACCTCAAACTCATCACCTTTTTTCTTAATAGCAACTGGTAGATTCAAATCTTTCGAAAGGTCTTTGAGAACAACTTCCATACCTCCGTGCTTTTTAATTTCACTACCCTTATTCTTTTGAATTTTCTTAAAGAGTTTTTGGAGTTCTGCGACTTTGATTTCTGGGTCATTTCTAGCATCATTCATTCTATCGGCAAAGTGTCTTGTAAACTCAATGTCGATATCAAACTTCTTTAAAAGACGGTCACCAAACTTCTCCAAGTCAGAGATTTGTTTTTGTGATACTTTTTCAAAGAGGTCTTTATACCTTTTCATCTTCTTCGGGAACGCAGTTAGGAACTTTCTTACCGTTCTTATCTTTCATTCCAACTTGTTGATAACCTTTCCAACAAGGGTCACCATCTTTCTTTTCTTTGAACATATCTTTGAATGATTTCTTACCTTCAGTCTTCATATTCTTTTCTCTAGTATCAGCAGTTCTTGCTCTATCCATCATAGCATCGTGCTTTCTTTTATCTGATTCTTTTTCTCTTCTGATTCTATCTTTAGCAGAATCTTCGTTCTTACCTTCACTGACCACAAACTCTTCATAAGCAACACCTTTCTTAGTGTGTTTCTTTTCTAACTCTGGTCTAGTCTTTTGCCAAAACTTTTGAACATCTTTAGTTTTCTTTTCTGTTCCAGTAACTTCATCTGGACTTTCAGGACTTACTCGTTTTACCATTTTATCTAGTATATCAACATCACCATCTACATCTACATCAAGACCTATGTCAGTCATAGCATGTTTTAATGATTTGTTAGGGTCTATTGCGTGAGGTATTTTACCTTCGTTCTGCCCAGGAGTATCTTTCTTATATCTATTTGTTAGTTCAGGCATGCCCCATCTTCCAGCACCACCAGTTTCTAAGAACATTTTTTGATAGTTCAATTCTTCGTCTACTGAAATATCAGGATTACTACTTTGACTTGCCCTATACTTTAATAGTCTTTCTTGTTCTGCTTTTCTAACTCTTGGCATAAGTTTCTTCGCCATCTTTGCTAATCTAGCAGAAGAGAATCTTTTTGTTACAATTTTGTCTACAGTTACTTTCTGAGAAAAACTTAAGTCTTTGTAAGACTTATCTTTACCCATAATCTTTTGTCTTGCGATTTCTTTTGCTTTCTTCTGGGCTCTTCTTTCGAGAGTCGCCTTATCGGCAAGTTTCTTCTTCTTTCTCTCTTTTGCCCTTTGAATTCTTTTTGCGAGTCGTTTCATAATACGACCTCGTTTCATTCGTTGTTGGGGAGTTAGTGGTTTTTCAATAATTTCTTCCATTATCTTCTCTTTTTCTCTAACTTCTTAAGTTTAGCAAACTTCTGTTTAATCATTTGTTTCAAATCATTCTCAGGAATGTTTTCGGTAATCCAAGAATACAATTGTTTCTGCCAAACTCTCTCTGGCATAATAGGTTTACCTCTTTGTTTAATTGTCATATACTTAAAGTCTTTAACATTACCCGCATTCTCTTTACCAGTTACTTTAGAACCTCTAGGCAAACCAGTTGGTTCGAAGAATACAGTATGTTCTTTATTATTCAATACGACTTTAATCTCACCATTCAATGGTAGTCTTTGACTTCTACCTTCAACATAGTCATATACAGTTTGAGCAGCACCTTCGTGTGTAACCAACTGAATATCTTGAGGAACCATTCTTCCTCCAGGTTCGATTGCTCTATCTATGTTTTGTTGAACAGCAATATGATAATTTGTTAGAATCCATACAAGGTGAATATCAGCAGGGTTATAACCTGCGTTCATCAACCAAGGAATGTATTGTTTAATATCTTTTAATGACTTAGCAGTGATATCAAACATTAGATTGGGTTTAGTCTTTCCAGCAGCACCTAAAACATTTTGAATAACCTTAAAGTTATAATCTCTTTCTTTAACCCAGTTATGAATAAACTCTGTATCTTTAGGGTCTCTTAAGTCAAGGTTCTGAATCTCTGGATGTTTTTTCTTTGCTTTAGCAAGTTTCATCAAATCATTCTTTAGTTTATCTACATCGAATACTTTGAATAGTTCTCTTTGCATAAAGTTCTCAGAAGAGAAACCTTTACCACTTCCAGCACCACCTGCCAAGAATACGACTTGACCATATTTGGCACCGTTGTTTAACATTAGAAGTTTTTCTTCTAAGTATTGTTGTGATTCTTGTATGTCTTTAAAACCCTTAATCATAACCCCATACCTTTTTTAACTGCGTTAAATATTTTCTTGGCATCAGCAGGTCTTGCTACTTTTGGTAGACCTTGAGAAAAACCTTCTAAATCATCGTTCTGAACATATTCTCTCATCTTAGTTCCTGAGATACCACCTTTCATATCTCTTTCACCCGCATTGGTTACTTCAAACTTATCGAATTTATATGTTCCGTTGTCGACATACTTTGTCATTGCTTTTCTAAACTCATTAACTCTATCACCACCGACCGAGAATGTGACATCTTTATAACCATTGTCACTTAACCACTCCATTACTTGAAAAGCAGTTTTGATGTTCTTATCTGTAGAGATTGTTGCTTTAGGAAAAAACTTTTTTAATAGTTTAACCTTTGTATTAAAGTCAAGTGGATTCTTTTTCGCATCGTTAGAATGTGATGTGAAAATCATTGGAGTTCCTTTCTTTCTCTGTGCTTGTTTAATTACAGAGTTGATTAGAATCTCGTGCCCATAAGTAATAGGATTGAAACGACCGAAAGTAAACACTACTGGTGTCTCTCTTGCTTCAACGATGTAGTCTTTAAATCCTTTCATTACTTTATCTTTATATACATTGAATTAGTATCACTTACTTTCATAGCAGTAAAGAAAGACCATCTAATTGTGTCTTCATAGTTAGTCATAACAAATCTGACTAGAGTAGCAACCGCTATATATCTTTGTTGTAAAAGAGTATCCATCTCTTTAAAATCTGGGTTAAAGAGAATGTCATTATCTTTTTGTAATATGTTTCTCTTGTATTTATTAAAAACTCGTTTGGACTTCTCTAAAAGACGGTTGTCTGGTTTTATCTGATTACCAATAAGAACAGACCCATTATGATAGTCATCCCATAACTTAGCATCGATTGCTCCCATCGCAAAGTTCTCTCCTTTAAAAGTCCCTTCGAGATATAAATTAGGATTGTTCTTACCAGCACGAGCATTTGCTTTGAATGTATAACCAGACTTAGTTTCGATAAAACAAGACTTCAACGACCCTGCGATAACCATTCTGTCTAAACTAAAGTCATAGTCTAGTTTCTTATTCTTATATTTTAATGGATTAATTAATTCCATTTTAGATTTCTTATCTGGCAACTTCAAAGAGATAGGACAGATAAGACCAGTTAGAAAAGACTTTCTTAACCAGAAGTTTAATTCGTTTAGTGTTGTGATATCACCGAGTTCAGCATCGAGTCTTCCAGCAAAAGAAGATTCAAACAACCATACATCAGCAGGGTTCCAGTTATCGTCATTACTTGGACCACCCAATTCTCTTTTCTTATTGTAAATCTTTTTAGAATACTTGTCACCCTGAAATTCAAAGATTAGTTTCTTACCTCTGATAGGTTTGATTCGTTTGAAGTTCTGAGTTTGTAGTTTAGCACCAATATAATAATTTGTATTATAGACACTTTGTTCAGCACCGTAGTCTGGTAACATATCGATTGCCTCTTCTTCAGAAACTTCTTTACCATCGTGTGCTGCTTTAAATAGAATTAAAGAGATTGCTTCTTTACAACGAGTCTTTTTGTGTGTATCTGATTTACCACCACCTGCGTGATTGAATGAGTTCTCAATACCAGACTTGGTTCCTAATACTTTATATGTCTTACCACCTGCTTTAACATATACAAAAGCATTACCACTACCAATCTCTTCAGCATCGTCTGTCGGTTCAGCAAGTTCTATATCACCCTTAAGAGTATCGGCATATTCTTTCTTTGCCCTTTTAGATAATTCGACTTTATGTCCAGGAAGATAATCAGTTTGATTTACAATACTTGCTTCATTAAGATAGTCGTTAAAACTCCACACACTTGCCATACTAACCCCAACTCTTCACAGCATTAAAGTTTGCTCTACTGAATTCCATACGGTCGACTAACTTCACTGCTTTGTTTGATAATTTATCCACAGCAACAAACCCTTCTGGACCAGTTACTTTATAACCAGTTGCTGTTTTAAGAAATGCGTCAATCTTATTGACTTGTTCCATTTTCTTAACTAGCATATCTTTTACTTCTTGAACATTGTTATGCCATTCGATAGTATAAGCAAAAGTTCCAGCAGACTTACCTTGTCTTAGTTCTTTAATCATATCTTCGATAGCATCAAGTTTCTTTTGTTTACCTTTATCTGTTTTAAGTTTGGATGCTTGTGCTTGACCTCTTGCTCTTAACCAATCGATGAAAGAAGCAACTGCTTGTTGTCTACCTCTAAACTTAAGACCTTCTCTTACTCTACTGTTCATCCAAGTCTTTACTAATAATGTTGTTTCATCGTTACCGAATAATGCTTTTAATGAGTTTTTATCTAACTTCTTCAGTTCAGAAGAAGCATCTCTTAGTCTTGACATTATATCGTCATCTTCATCTGATGTCAATGTTGCTTTACCAGAAACATCTTGATAGTAAGTATCAGTAAACCATACAGAAGAATTCTGTTTTAACTGTTTAATATTGACTTTAAAATTAGCGGAAAGGTCAGCAAGAGTATCACCAGTATATGTAGTGTGAAATATGATACCGACTTTTGCCTTTTGAATTGTCTTATCGAGTGGACTATTTTTTGGGATTGCATATGTAATTGTGTTTGGTGTGAAAGTGGTATAATCTACATCATCAATAGTTACATCTTTCAAATCATCTGGAGTAAACATAAAGTCACCTTGTAATATCAGACCCTTCTTCCATATCTTTGGTAGGTGGTCTAAGGCTGCTTTTAGTTTATTAGATAACCCCTCACTATTACCGTGATTCGCATCAATGTCTGCTTTAGTATAATTTACTTTTGGGTTTCTATTAAAGATTGATTTTGTTCCTACAAAGAATTTACCAGTTTCTGGACAAGTGCCACATACAACTGCCGGAGCACCATCAACCTTTACTTGAATATCGACTGCTTTATCAGAGTGACCAGTAAGAACATCACGAATTTGTTTTAACATCTTTAATGCTTCAACACCACCTTGATATCCATCATCAAGAATGGCATCTTCAATATGTTCTAAATGGGTAAGTTTCGCCTCGGATAATAATGTCTTGAATCTTTTCATAATATCTATTTATAATAAAAAGGAACAGTTTAGTCAGTCGTGTTCAGGACTGGGGTTGTGTATAAACATTTAACAAAGGAGTCACATCAACAACCCTAATTAGGTGAGAGACTGGCAGAGGTGTTGATTGAGTCGAGAGTATTTGCCAGTCTCTCGGGACGATGATTTCTAGTGGGGGAGAGTATGGTGTCTAAATCATCAAAGGACACCTATGAAACTTTCTCTTATAAACCTGCTAACCCAAAACAAGGAACAGGACTATTGTATCTTGGACCAAGTGTAGCATTGAATGCCTCAGCAAGAACATTCTCTAAACTATACGCTTCGTCTTCACTAATTTCTTTTCCCTTACAATGTTGCATTACATGAACCATCTCGTGACAAAAAGTCACTAACGCATCTTCATTAGTGAGAGTTTCTTCAAGTTCGATAGTAAACTCACCATCTTCTCCGTGAGTCCAACCCATAACTCCTTCACTCTTTAAGTCGTGGATTTCAACATCAATCTCTGTTTCGAAAGGAATATTTAACCAATCACGACAAAAGTTCTCAACAGAAAGTAATTCTTTTTTTCTTTTTTCGTTATCAATCATATTTTTACCTTTATCTCTCATTCTTTATATACATATTATAACTCTATTCGTATATAATGTCAAGGAGTTTTTCCAATTAATTACCACATTTTCCATAGGGTTATGATTCATCAAAAGAAACTTCATCTACAGTTTTGGGACGACCGTTTTGCATTAAGAACATTGTAGATGTAAATCTACCCATTTGTTTATTTTTATCTTTCTTTGCCATCTCAATTGGTGTAACAGAATGATTAATATTTCCAGGGAATAATATCATATAATTTTCCATACAAGGTATTCTCAACTCGTAATCAGGAAACTCTAATTCACCACCCATAAATGATTTGGGTTTTTTGAAAAACCACATAAGACCAGTTACAGCACTAGAATCTGAATGTGGCGCATAATAATCAGAATCTTCATAATATGATACCATATTACTAATATCTGTTATACTTTTATTTTTAAAAAACCACGATGGGCAAGATTCGTTTGAAAAATTATTATTAATAATATTTTGTATTTTATTATTAGTTATGCTAATTAAGTATGATAAATTTTGATTTTTATATAAGTGATTCCAACCAAAAGCGGAATTATTTTTTATGACTTTTTGGGTATCATCTACTGCCGAACCAGTTTTTTCAGGAGGTAAAAATATACCTTTATTATGATGAAAACATATCTCATCAAATATGTTACAATATTCTTCTTCGTTGAATACTTCGGTAACTTCTACATAATGAAAAGGTTCAGTATAATATTTTATATTCATATCTTTAAACTACTAAAATCTTTTTTGTGTTCTTGGTCGTGGTCGTGTAATGGACTTTCAATCAAATCTTGTTGAGCAGATTCTTCTAAGTCATACAATCTCATCTTAGGTCTATCGATACCAACAGCAAACCTCTTGTATGTTGATGGGTCACCGTATCTATTCTTTAACTGTTTGATGAGTATCTGATTCATATTCTCCATCTCTTCAGTAGAGATTAATGCTAACATCAAATCTGTAGTCGCAGGTAGACCAAACGATTCAGAAGTATCTTCTAAACCAAAGTCACTATCACCATAACCACTTCTGTTTACTTGTGTAGCAGTAACAACTGGAACTTTAAACTCAACAGCAAGACCTCGAATCTCTTCAGCAATCGCCTTGATGTAAGTATATGAATTAACCCCACCACTCATTCTCATACGAGAAGAGGCGCAAATGTTAAGATAGTCAATGTATATAATATCAGGAACAAAACCTTTCTTCAATTTTAGTTCATTGAGTAGGTGTCTGAAATGACCGACACCTGCTGATGAAGTAGGATATTCCTTCACGACTAACTTACCACTTGTCTTACCCTTAACCTTTTCAATCTTCTTAGCATACATTTGTGCTGGAAGATTATGTAACTCATCCATTGTAACATTCAGTAGATTCGCATCGATTCTTTCTGCGATTCTTTCTTCTGCCATCTCCATTGTAATATACAATACATTCTTACCGTCTAACATATTCGCACTGGCGAAATGACACATAGCAAGAGATTTACCAACACCAGTTCCTGCCATCAGAACCGTTAATGATTTCTTAGGTAAACCACCTTTTGTAATTTTGTTTAGATAATCTAAATCGAATGGGATGCGTTCTTCTTTCTTATGATAAAACTCGAAACGAGATTCAGCATCGTCGATAAAGTCGTGACCGATATTGGGGTCGAAAGAAACGGATAATGCTTCTGTTAATATTTCTGGAATAGCACCTTTGTCTTGATTCTCTTTACCATCAATGATTTGAATAGAATCCATAATCGCATTGTATAATGCTTTCTCTTGACAAAACTTCTCAGTAGTATCAACTAACCAATCTCTGTCTTCTTCTTCATTCTTAACAAGTGTAGAGATATACTCAGCAATATCCGAATACTCTTTGTCAGAGATATTTGTTCTGTTATCGAGTTCAATAGTGAGTGCTTCTCTTGTCGGTAAAGAGTTGTATCTTTCGACAAAGTTAGCAATCTCTTCAAAGACTACTCTCTCAGTGTTATCAGAAAAATATTTTGTGTTTAAATATGGTAAACTGGTTCTACAATATTC